AAGTATTGGTATTTTCCAACTGCACAAGTTACTGCAGTAGCTGAAGGAAGTGGAACTGCGAAAGCCGATGGCTCAAAATACAGTCTTACTATGGTCGCTGAGAATGAAACTTTAGCATACGAAGTTGACCCTACTATCATTGCAGGTTTACTAGTTTAAGTAAACTTTGCTATCCCTACCCTCACTATATTAGTGGGGGTTTTTTGTTTTATAACAAATGCTAATTAAACACCATTATAATATATGATATACTTTGAACAAGATTCTGTAAATACTTTTGTACTCACTTTAACTGAGACTTCTACTATTACGAATCCTTACTATCTGTTTTTGTTTCAAAATGAATTTAACAAAGATTCACAAGGCTTTCAATGGATGGGTACAGATACATCAGCTTATATTGATAGATACAATTTATTCCAATTAGAAGAAGGTGTAGATGCCACTTTTGTAATTGGGCAATATACATATACTGTTTACGAATCTGCAAATCCTATTGTCATTGTAGACCAAGCTATAGATTACTATACTGGTTTAAATGTAGTAGAAGAAGGTAGAATGGTAGTTGCAGGAGTAGTAACAAACACAATATACGATTAATGAAGATTTTAGGTTATGAATTCGGAGCAAACAAATCCGTAGAAGTAGAAGAAGTAGGAGGATATCAAGCCTTTTCTACACCATTCTTAAAAGTAGGAAGAGGAGATTTGTCTCTACCTTATGTTAATGCTAGGCTAAACGTAGGTAATTTTGTTAGATTTGGAAACGACAACTTATATCCTCAGCTATTAAATCAAATGTACTATACTTCGCCTTTACACGGTGCAGTTGTTGACTTTAAAACGAATGCTACAGTAGGAGGTGGTTATGAATTGCAATATCCTCAAACTACTTCACCAATGGAAAAAGTAGATATCTACGCATTTGAAAAGCGAATGAATCTAAAGAAGATTTTACCTGCAGTTACTAAAGAAAAAATCATTCACGGAAGAGTTTACTTTCATTTGCGATTTAATCAAACTGGCACACTTATTTTCTGTAAGCATATCGCAGCAGATAAAGTAAGAAAGAATGCAATAGGTGATTTATACTATATATGTGATGATTGGAGTACACAGATAAATATTCAGACCATTTGTCCTTATAAATTCAACACCAAAGAACGTGAATTCCTATACTGTTATGAAGACTATTCAGTAGGTCAAGACGTTTACACATTACCACAGTATTCTTCTTGTATGAATTGGGCTTTTTTAGATGGTGAAATGTCTTATTTGCAAAAGTCTAACATTCAAAATAGTATCTTTCCATCGTTTGCTATGATGTTTCCAAAGAAACCACAGAATGAAGAAGAAAAGCAGAACATAAAAACTACTATTGATAGGGCAAAAGGTGCTACAAATGCAGGAAAAGCTATCGCATTCTTCGCTAATAATAAGGAATCACTGCCAACAATTGAAGCAATACCTACTAATTCAAACGATGGCTTGTTTCAAGTTACTACAGAAAGCATAGATTCTAAGATTTGTCAGGCACATATTATTGACCCTATACTAATGGGAATTCGTGTAAGTGGTAAATTAGGAAGTGGCAGCGACATCAAACAGTCTTATGTGATATTTGAAAAGAATAGTATCATTCCATTGCGAAATTCAGTAGAAGAAATCTTTAACGATATTTTAGTTATCTGTAACATCAATGCAAAATTAATTATCAATAACTTTCAAATTGTTAATGAAACAATTGTAGAATTAGACGTAAGTTCTTCAGCTACTTCAGATGCATTGAATGCTATGTCTCCTTTAGTAGCTAACAAAGTCCTTGATTCAATGACACAAAACGAAATTCGTAAATTAGCAAGTTTGCCTCCAGTAGATGGTGGTGATGTAGCTAAAGATTCAACTTCCTCAACTCCTGCACTATGATTTACTTTGTAACAGAAAACTATTTAAAAACGCAAACACCAATTACTGCGAATATTGATGTCAACAATATTGTGCCTTTCATCAAGACTCAAAGTGATATGAGAATAATGCCGATTCTAGGTACTTATTTCTATACTTATATCTTGACTGCATACAACGACCAAACGTTAACAGTTGACGAAGAAGAATTAGTTACTTACATTCAACCTGCGATTGCTTGGCGAAGTGCAGAAGATGCTGCTTTCGGTTTATCTTACCAACTTAAAAATAAAGGAATTCAAACGCAAAATGGTGACTATTCAAATAACGTAAATCAAAGCGAAGTTAACTTTGTTCAAGACCATTACGCACAAAAAGCTAGTTTTTATGAATCACGTTTATGGAAGTATCTTGACACTAATAGAGACTTGTTTCCAAACTTCATTTCACAGTTAAATCGTGATTCAGACATCAGACCTGCAGTACAACAAACACAAGGATTTAACGATTCAATACTTTTTTTATAAATAAACCACAATGCTTGAAATTTTAGAAACTATCAAAAAACACGGTGCTTTAGGAATGACTGTGATTGCTTTAATTTGGATGAACAGTAGATTGTCTGCAGTTGAAGAAAGACTATTCTCTTGTTTAAACGATAGGCAAGAAATTAAACAAGCATCTACACATAGAAGTGAGATATTAATAAAAGAGAAATTAGTTGCAATTCTTCCAAATGAAAGAAAAAATAAAAGAGTTATTTCGTGATACTTTAAAAAAGGATGGTAAATGGTCAAGAACTTCGCTTACAATGTTTACTTCTTTTTCTATATGTGTGCTTGTTGGCTTAATAGATTTCTGTGTGCGTGGTTATAATTCTGAAGTATTCTTTGGTTTCTTATCGGTTGCAGTAGGTAGCAAGATTTCAGATGCATTTAGCAAAAAGATTCATAGCTAATATATTATACTTTTGTCACAAATTATGTACATTTTAGCTAATATATTATACAATCAAGTATAAAAAAACGAATTATCTATACATTATGAAAATAAACTACACACATTTAGCGACATTGGTATTTATGTTTCTAATGTCTATCTATTTATTCTTTTTAATTTCTTGTTCAGCGAAATTTCATCAAAGAAAATTCATTGAAAAAGGTGGTAAAATAATATGCGACACTACTATAGTTACTGTAAACACAATTGTTAAAGGTAAAGATGGCAAAGATTCAATTATTTACCGTGAAGTTTCTGTAAAATGTCCTGAGTTAGAAGCACCATTAACAAGATATGAGATTAGATATAAGTATAAAACGATTAGAGACACTTTAAAGCTAATTAAGTACAATACAAAGTACAAGTATAAAGAAGCCGTTAAAACGATTAAAAACGATAAAAGAAAAGGTTTTGCTTTTAACTTTAGATTTCTTGGTGTAATTGCATTTCTTATCTTATTAATTGTACTTTTGTTTAAATTTAAATAAAACAATATGAAAACAATTAATGACTATATTGCTTTTACTAAGAAGTGGGAAGGTGGACTATCTAGAGATGTATCAGATAGTGCATCAAAGCATCCTTGTCCAACAACATTTAACGGTAAGTCAGGATGGCATACAAACGTAGGTATTACTTATGCAGTTTGGAAAAGTGAATTCGGCAAAGACAACGATGCTAGATTCTTTGCAATGAATAATGAAGATTGGTTTAGAGTGTTCAAAGGTTTGTACTGGGATTCGGTCAAAGGAGATGACTATAAATGCTTTTCAGTTGCAGTAATTGTAACTGGTATGGCTTGGGGAAGTGGAAGTGCAAGAGCAGGAATCACACTACAAACTGCATTGAATAAGTTAGGCAAACAAGTTACTGTTGATGGTAAGGTTGGAATGAGAACTATTGAAGCTGCGAATAGTTGTAACGATGTTGAATTATTTGATGAGTTGATGAGATTAAGAATAGCTTTTTTTAAGTCTATCGGAGCAGTTGGAAAAACGAATAATAAGTTTTTGAAAGGTTGGTTAAATAGAGCCAATGATTATATCAAAACATTTAGACCTACTAATCAGTAGGTTTTTTTATTACAAAATGTCACGTTTATTACTTAAAAAACTAGACAAAATATTTACCTAAAACACATAACAATGTCGAATAATAGAATAAGATTGAAGCCCGATGAATTTGAAATAATTAAACAATATAGAGGAATAAAGAATGAAACACGAGTG